TGTGGATGATGACAGGCACGCCTGCTTCGCAGTCCCCCGCCGATGCCTACGGCTTGGCCAAGCTAGTCAATCCCAAAGGTGTGCCAGCGTTCTTCACCGCGTGGCGCGACAAGGTGATGCACAAGGTGACAATGTTTAAGTGGGCACCAAAAGCCAACGCGCACGATCTTGTTCATGAAGCGTTGCAACCCGCGATCAGGTTCACCAAAGAACAATGCTTGGACTTGCCGCCCGTGGTGACGATGACCCGCGAAGTGCCGATGACAGCGCAACAAAACAAGTACTACAACATGCTCAAAGAGCGTATGCTGGTACAGGCCGCAGGCGAAACAATCAGCGCGGTCAACGCTGCCGCTGGTGTGAGCAAGCTGTTGCAGATCAGTTGTGGCGCAGCCTACACGGACGAAGGTGAAGTGGTGGAGTTCGACGCCTCGCCCCGCCTGTCGGTACTAGAAGAAATCTTGGAAGAGACCGATCGCAAGGTCATCATCTTCGCGCTGTTTCGCTCCAGCATCGACACCATCAACCGCCACCTCACCAAGCACGGCATCGCCAACGAGATCATTCAGGGCGATGTGCCAGCCACCAAACGTGCCGACATCATCAGGCGCTTTCAAAATGAACCACAACCTCGCGTGTTGGTGATGCAGCCCCAAGCCACAGCGCATGGGATTACGTTGACTGCCGCCGACACTGTGGTGTTTTTTGGCCCCTTGATGAGCGTGGAGCAATACGTGCAGTGCTGCGCACGCGCTGACCGCAAAGGACAGACCGCCGCCAAGGTGACAGTCATCCACATCTCGGGTAGCCCAATCGAGAAAAAGATGTTTAAAGCATTAGAAGGAAAGGTTAGTGACCATTCACTTTTAACCCAAATGTTCGACACAGAAATTAAATCTTGAAAGGAGTTGCAAGCATTTGAAAACCATGTACACTGTCTAACCCTTGACAAACATTTCAGCCGCAAAGACGGCATCAACTAGGAGAAAGTGATGAGTGAAGAAACTGCGCAAGACGCACCCGCAGAGGTAGTGCCTCTAGACAAAATGGCGAAGGTGTATCGCCGCATCCGTTCCGAGATCGACCTGCTGACCCAAGAGTACGACAACAAAGTTGAAGCGCTCAAGGAGCAACAAGAAGTTTTGAAGAACGCTATGAAAGACCAGATGAAAGCGCTTGGCGTCACATCCGTTCGCACCGATGCCGGAACCGTTGTTCTTGGCGTATCCACACGCTACTCGACCAGTGACTGGGACTCGTTCAAATCCTTTGTGGTTGAGCACGATGCCCTCGACTTGTTCGAGAAGCGAATTGCACAGGGCAACATGAAGCAGTTCTTGGAAGAGAACCCCGGCGTTGTGCCCCCCGGCTTGAACTCGAATTCCGAGTACAGCATTTCCGTCCGTAAACCAACCAAGTAAGGAAAATCCCATGAGCAATGTAGCTCTCTTTAACCCCGGCCAACTGCCCTCATTCGCCAAGAAAGGTGAACTCTCTGACACCGCCAAAGCCTTGATGGGCAACGGCAGCACCGGCAAGCGCATCAGCATCAAAGGCGGCGTGTTTCGTTTGATCTCCGGCGGCAAAGAAGTTGCCAACATCGAAGAACGCTATCTGGATGTGGTGATCGTCAAAGCTGCGCCGAAAGTCTCCCGCACTTTCTACATGGCCAAGTACGATGGCGACACTGCGGCGGCTCCCGACTGCTGGTCAAACGATGGCGACATACCTGACGCTTCTATCAAAGAACCTCAATCCAAGACTTGCGAAGGTTGCCCACAGAACATCTCTGGTTCTGGCGAAGGCGAAAGCCGCGCTTGCCGCTTCCAACAACGCTTGGCTGTGGTAATGGCTAACGACATTGAAGGTGACGTGCTCCAGTTGACCGTGCCTGCGAAGTCTTTGTTTGGTAAAGAAGAAGGCGAGAACCGCCCCCTGCAAGCCTACGCTCGTTGGTTGGTGGCACAGTCCGTTGACCCCAGCATGGTCATCACTCGCATGAAGTTCGACACCAAGGCCGAAAGCCCCAAGCTGTTCTTCAAAGCAATGCGCTGGTTGACAGAAGACGAGTTCGAGACCGCCACCAAACAAGGCGAGCATCCCGATGCTGCACAAGCCGTGGTGCAAACCGCTGGCGCTATGGACAAAGCCAAACCTGCCGACTCGTTGGCTGGCACACCTCCTAAAGCCAAGGCCAAAGTTGCTCCTGCACCTGAGCCTGAACCCGAAGAGGAAGAAGGCGAAGCCCCACCACCTCCACCCAAAGCAAAAGCTAAGGCCGCAGCCAAACCCAAAGCTGCCCCTGCGCCAGCGCCCGAAGAGGAGGAAGAAGAGGAAGCTACTCCAGTCGTGCGCGAGAAAGCCGCCAAGACCAACGCTGTGCCTGCCAAGAAAGACTTGGCCTCAGTGGTTGCGAACTGGGACGATGAAGACTAACTAAAACAAGGGGGGCGCAAGCCCCTCTTCAACCTATGCCCTACTCTCAAAAAACAATCGAAGAAATAGCAGACGCGCCCAAGACGCTGGGCAACCAGCTTGGCCGTTGGGCTATCCACCGCGACTTCTCCGTAGTGCGCGTATCTAAAGCGCTGGGCGTTTCACGTCAAACAGCTTACAACTGGTTCAAGGGCGGCGACATTTTCCCTGCCTACGAACAACGCGCTGAACTACTGTTGAAGATTCTCAAAGAGACAAAAACCGCTGACGAAGCGTGGAGAAAAATATGCAAGATTTACAACCTCGAAACTTGAGCAACAGCGAGTTGATTCGTTTGTCTGCGATTGCTATGGATTCTGAATACGGCATGTCCGTGGTGTGGCAGCGTGAATTGTTGCGCCGCTTCATTGCCCTCGCGCCCTTGGATGCGTTTCCAGCAAAAGACCCTGCACAAAAAGACCTGTTCATCTAACAATTCCCGAGGATTTCTATGAGTCCGCTTGACTTTCTAGCGGTGGTTTTGCCGACCCCGGGACATGGGTTCTATTGCGCGGCAGAGCTTAGTACAACAAAAAAGGAGCACATCTATGTTCAAGACACTCAAGATTTTTATCCCCAAGTAGACGATTGGGTTGCGGCCAAGAAGAACGTCTTCTTCGCGCTGTCTACGTTTGAAGTTTCGGGCAAGCGCCAAGCAGCAAATGCACGCTTCATCAAAGCGTTGTTCATCGACATGGACGGCTACGCCAGCAAGAAACAAGCGGCGATTGCGCTGCACGCATTCTTGCAAGAGACTGGCCTTGGTGGACTGGGTATGCCTTGGATGGTCGGCTCCGGCGGTGGGCTGCATTGCTATTGGCCGTTTGAAGAAGCGGTGAGCATTGACGTTTGGAAGCCAATGGCGGAGAACTTCAAGAAGCTGTGCAAGCAAAAGAAACTCAACATCGACATGACCGTGACCGCAGACTCTGCCCGAGTGCTGCGCATCCCCGAGACATTCAACTTCAAAGAAAAGTATCCAGAGCCGCGCCTTGTGTCGGTACTGGCCGAAGGCAGCGTGTTCAATTTCAAGGTGCTGCGTGACAGCATCCGCGAGTTGCTCGAAGAAGACAGCATCGCCCCAGCAGGCGAGGGCTTGGGTATGCGCCCAGATTTCGCCAAGAACCCACCCACGGCCACGGCAGTCAAGTTGTTTGAGAACAGCGAGACGCGCTTCAAGAACATTTTGCGCAAGACTATGGACGGCAAGGGGTGCTTGCAGTTGTCGCACTTCGTGGAGAACGCTACCGAAGAAGGCATGGAGCCGTTGTGGCGTGCGTGGTTGAGCATCGCCAAGCCCTGCTCGGATGGAGCCAAGGCCGCACTGTGGTTGACGCAACAACACCCATACGACACCACGCGGATGCACCAGAAGCTGGGCGAGATCAAAGGCCCATACCCTTGCACAAAATTCGACAGCGAGAATCCGGGCGTTTGCAACGGGTGTCAGTTCTTTGGAAAGATTACAAACCCATTGGCGCTTGGACGCGAAACCAAGGTCGAGACGGGCGAAAAAGAAATCGAAGTTGAGTTGCCACAAGAAGACACGCAAGCGCCTGTTGAAGTGGTCAAGATTCTGCGCCCCACACCGCCTCGCGGCTACGGCTACGGTCAACGTGGCGGTATTTTTCTTGAGAAAGAAATGGAAGACGCTGAGGGCGTGATGGTCAAAAAGCCAATGATGCTCTTGCCCTACGATTTATTCGTGGTGGATATCCTGCACCAAGGCCCCGACCACACTATTCACATGCTGGCGCTGCGCCCCAACGGAGCCGTCAACATCACCATGCCGCAAAAGGCCATCGTCAGCAAAGACGAAACGGTTAAATGCTTGGCATCCCAAAACATCATCGCCTCATTTGGCTCTGGCAACGACAAGAACTTGTGGGATTACGTCCGCGCTTGTGTCGAAGCCGCTAGTACAGGAAAAGTTGCTGTGAAAGTACCATCAAACTACGGCTGGCAAGAAGACAACACCATTGTCTACGCCGGCAAGATTTTCTCCAAAAACGCACCGCCCGTCACCGTGCCCATGCCCGGCTTGGAAAACATTGTGGCCAACACCAAACCTACTGGCTCTTTGGCTGGCTGGGTTGACTTCGTGCAGTTGCTCATCAACAAGCGCATGTACACACACTTGGCCGTGCTGCTTGCCGGTGCTGGCGCACCGCTCATGAAGTTCACCGGTATCTACGGCATCACATTCCACTGCGGCTCAACCGAGTCTGGCACGGGCAAGACGCTGGCGCTCGAAGCTGCGGCCTCTGTTTGGGGACACCCAACGCACTACCGCACAGGCAAGGGCACTTCACCTGTGGCCATGCAACAACGCCTTGGCTTGCTCAACAGCTTCCCACTCATCACGGACGAGGTGACGAGCAAGAACCGTAACAACTTCGAGTGGTTCCCAGAGTTCTTGTTGGACATGACCGAAGGCCGTGGCAAGGAGCGCATGGAGTCCGGCTCCAACAAAGAGCGCATCAACTTGTCAACGTGGATGACCAACGCGATCATGTCGTCAAACACCCATGCCATTGACAGCCTCACAGGCGGCCGTATGCACTCATCCGAAGGTGAGTTGCGCCGTTTGATCGAGTTCATCATGTCCGATGAGTTGTCGTGGGAGCCACACGAGATCGACACCATCAAGTCGCTGCAACAAAATTATGGCTACGCAGGTGAGCGTCTGGTGCAGTACTTCGTGGATAATGTTGAGCTTTTGCAAAAACTTGTGCCCGAGTCCGTGCGCTATGCGTACACCGAGTTCGGCGCTACAAACGATGAGCGCTTCTGGATGGCTGGCATCGCCACCATCATTGCTATTGGGTCAATCTTTGGCTCCAAGCACACAGGCATCATCAACTTCCCCATGAAAGAGATTATTGGTGTTATCAAGAAAACGATTGTTGCGGCACGCTCGAACGTGCGCTCAAGCGCGAGGTCGGCTGAGGATGTACTCAACGCATATACACGCGACAACTACGGCAGCTTTATCGTCATCAAGCACGTTGAAGGCGGCAAGATTTTGGCAGAGCTTGGGCACGGCGGGATGGTTGACCAGTCACTTACTCGCAACAAAATTATGGGCCGTGTTGAGCATGGGATGACCACCGACCACATTGACTATTACATCGAAGAGCAACTGCTCAAGGCGTACTGTTCATCAATGTCTTTTGGCTACGCCGATTTCAAGCGACAATTGGCACAACAATTCAGCGTCTCGCACATGCCCAAGAAGGACATGACGTCTAGAACCAAAGGCCCTCAAATGCGAGTGTCAGCGTTGAAGATCAGTCGTCGTATATCGGACATGGATGATGAAATTAAAAATACACTATCCTTGGGAGAAGACTGAAAAGGGGCAGGGATTTTTCATCCCTTGCCTTGACACCGATGCCGTGCGCGAAGAAGGCTTGAGAGCCGCAGTCTCACACAGAATGCTGGATGCTCGGGCTATGCCCGGCATCCGTGACGGCCTCATCGGGGTGTGGTTTTTTCGTAGACCCCACGGACATTAGAAGCGATTTGAATGCGCATTTTTTGGATTTCATCCAAGCGTGCGCGTTTCTCATCAGGCGTCAAGCTAGACGCTTTGATCGCCATTTCCGCTTTCTTTAGTTTGCCCATCGTCTCTTGCAAGTTGCCCGTCATTGTTTTAGTGGCAAGCATGTTGACGTTTTCTTGCAAGTACTGACGCGCTTCCGCACCGTTGCCCTCTTTGACCAACTGGTTGTAGGTCTTCTGCACTTCACGGGCGCGAGCCATGTGATCGTACATATCGCTCACCATGCCGCCAGCATCTTCTGGTTGGAACGCAGCGCCAATAACCGGCATCTCCGACAGCTTCTTGGTTGGCGCAGGAACGCCATTGCCGGGGCTGGCCGCACTGATTGCTTGCGTGAAGGCGATGCCCATCGTGCCGGTGTATCCTCGAATCAGGTTCTCCAGTTTGATAGGTGAAGTACCTGTGATAGCACCAAGGCCTTTGGCCAACTCGGATGTGCTATCGCGGTAACGGAACTGGGCTTCGCGCTCTTGCTCGGCCTTGGACTCCAACTCGCGCCCTGTGAAGAACGAATGGTTGGTGGCGTTCTCAACCAAAGGTTTGACGCCTGCTGGCATGAATCCAGAAGTCGCGCCGGGGATGGTTTGAATGGCAATTGTCTTGAATGCCTTGTACGCATCTTCCGCGCCAGCATCGCTGGCCATCGAGTTAATGATTGCCTCGGGAATTGACTTGAAGATGTAACCGATTTCAAACGGCACAGGCACGCGCAGCGCCTCTTTCATGCCGGGCAAATGCACAAAGAAGTTGCCGTACTTCTCGTCAGGCTGTGCATTCTTGTACAGCGGGTCATCTTGCATCAGCATCGTGTAAGCAATGGCAGTACCGGCAAGCGCCGCGCCACGGCGGTACAACTTGCCTTGGATATCCAAGCGCTCGTTCATTGGCATCTTGCCTGTCATGGCGCGATACAGCACGTCCAAGCTTTGCAACTGGGCGTTGAAGAACGGAATCAATGTGGATGCCAAACGCACGCTGGGCGACATGCCCTTGCGGTTAAAGTTCATGGACTCCAAAGACATGAGCGTGGCTTCCATCTCAGACAGCCCTTGGCGAATGTAGGAGTCGTACTGGGCGCGGCGGGTCAGCGCATCGGCTTCCATTGCCACGGCTTCGGCCTTGGCCACCAGTTGAGACAAACCAATCTTGCCGGATTGGAACTCGCCCAAAATGCGCGTCAAGTCCTCGTTGCCGCCAGTGAACACCTGACCGCCCACAATACCGCGTGACTCCAGCGTGCCTTTGGTATCCATTTTCCCAATCTGTTTGATTGCCGCCATGACTGGCGTGAAGTCAGCGCCGGACGTCAGGGGCGCGGCCACCGAGTCACGGAAAATCTGACGAGCGGAATACAAAGGACTCACGGTCACTGCGCGGCGCAACAATGTTGCTGGCATGGCCATTGCGCGAACAAGCGCGGAGTTGTTGACCGGAATACCTTCCATGCCTTTGACCAACAAGTTTGAGGGGATGCCTGCGGCATCGGTGTCCACGCGCACGTACCGGTCTTGGCCGTCTTCGCGGAACTGAACCACGTTGGGGCCGCTGGCTTCGCCGCCGTAGAACGATGCAAGACCCAAACTTTGCAACTCAAACATTGCGTTCTTGGTGGCTATGTTGCGCAAGCCCATGTCCATAATCATGCTGGTGTTTTGCACCGAGCTTGTCAAGAAGTCAAAAATCTTTTGGTTGCCACCAATCAACTCGCGCAACTGGGGTTGGTCTTTCAAACTGCCCACGCGATACGTGCCTTCACCCCCAATAACCAATTCAGCCTCGCCGTTGCGATCTCGGTAGTACGGGATGTAGTCATTGCTCTTGGAAAGCGAGGCGGCAGTCTCTTTAGAGATCACGCCCATGTCTTGCAGGAAGTTGACTAGGTTGCGGTTGTACTCGTTGTACTGGTTGCGTGCGTCTTCAAAAACATCATGCAACTCTTTGTTGGCTTCAATTTTGCCCACTGCATTCTTCAAGTCTTGTTCAGACACATCAAAGTTCAGCACGTCAGCACCCACACGCTCTGCGCGTTTGCCGGCCAAATAAAGCGTGAACAAACGATTTGCTGCCGCAGGGTTCATGCCCGGCGCTTTGCCCAGAGTCTTGGCAATGTTGGCAAGGTTTGCGCCTTTTTGACTTTCAATGACGTATTCCGTGCGGCCATCGGCGCGTTTGATCGCTACTTTTTGTGGCACGCCATTGGCTACCGCCTGCTGCGTGAAAGACATTTTTTGGTCTGCCATGCGCAAGAAGAACATCATCTGAGTACCCTTGAGCGGGTCCATCATGGTTTGCGCAATCTTCTCCAGCGGTGCCAAACGATCTAGCCATTTGGTGCGAAAGTTCAGCCCAAGGTTGGCGTCAATTTGTTGCTGCATGGACGGCTTGTCGGCAATGATGCGTTCGGCCAGTCCCAGCTCGTCCTCAAAACCCTTGGCTGTCGGCGCTGCACGCGCCTTGACTTCGGCTTCAAGTTTGGCCGAGGGTTTGAAAATCTTGTCGATTGCGTCAGTAGCGGTTTTGAATGCGTCACTGCGAGTGTCCACGCCGAACATGCGCATGATGAACTGCTTGAGCTTGTCAAAAAATGACTCGCCTTCCACTTTGGTGCTGGCCAACTTGTCTTGCAGTTTGCTGTTAGACATGGCTTCAGCCACGAATTCTTCCAAGTCTTTCTTGGCGTACTCTTTGGCAAACGCAGGGTCTTCTTTGATTTGGTCGTAGAGCTTTTGCAAGTCGTCACGGGCTTTGCGCTGTGTCGGGGTCAAGTCGGCGTTGTCGGCGCGAAGAACGCGCATGGTAGCCGCGTGAACCATTTCATGCACCAAATCTTCTTCGGTCATGTTTTGATCGTCCAACGCAATCCGGTTTTCTGCGGGGTAGTACGCGCCGCCAGCAGGCTTGCCATCCACCATCAAGTCTTGTGTTGTACCAATTTTTGTGCGCATCAACAAAGGGCGCAGGCGTTCGGCCAAATCTTTCACAAATTGTGTAGACCCGTGCTCGGCCAGTTCGTCGGCCACATCCAGCATCCGGCCATCGCGGATAGCTTCGGTGGTTGTTTTGCGCAAATACGTCACTGGGGCGCTTTCGTATTCACCGCCGGCTTCGCGTGCCAATTCGTCTTTGCCGTACTTCTTTTTGCTTTTGGCCAGCTCTTTAGCGGCAGCAGCTTCTTGGGTGCTAATTTCTTTTTGAATTTTTGCGGCAGCATCTGTTCGTTTTTGTGCAGCATTGAGCTTGTTGGTCAACGCTTGCGGTACAGGTTTACCTTTTTCAGTCAAGAAATCTACACGGCGTTTGAACTCGGCTAATTCTGCGCGGCGAGCAATCAAAGTATCGGTAACAGCATCGGCGCGGCCAACAACGTCTTTGCGTTGCCCCGTTTGTTCGGTACGACCTGTGCGCACATGTTTTACGACCGGGCCTCGGCGTGCGGAAGGGAGTTCTGAAGGTAGGTTTTCTTTAGCATTTCTAGCGCGTGCTTGTTGAATTTGCGCTCTTTCAAAAGCTTCATCGGCTTCGGTGCGGTCTTTAATAGGCGTGCGAACCAAAGGCGCTTCGCTTTCAATACCGGCAAGCTCCAGCTCAACCCGCGCTTCGTTTTCTTTGGCAATTTGCAGTTTTGATTCTGCATTGCCCAGTTTAGTAATATTAGTTTCGGTCGGTTCAAGCTGCTTAAGCGCTTTGACGGCTTTCGTGTATTTGTTGACTTCGTTATTCCACGACCCCAGTTCGCGTTTCAAATCGTCTTTGTCTTCTTTGATCGCGCTGACATCACGTTGCACACGCTCACCTTCCAACCCCAGCCCTTCACGGCCACGTTGGATGGCCGCACGACGTTTTTCTTCGGCGGTGCGTTCTGCTTCCGGTTGACGGTTTTCTTCACGCGCTTTAGCGGCGGCATCTGCTTGTGCTTTTTGCGCGGCTTCGTTTTGCAGCGCAGCAAGTTCTGCTTGTGCTTTCTTGAAATCCTCTTCAGCTTTTACAGCGCGGTCAACAGCAGGTTTGGCCAAAGTCATTTGTGCAGCATTGGTGGCTTGCACAGCCGCAGTCAGTTCTTTGGCTACAGCCAAACCTTCCTCGGCGCGTTTGAGTGCAACACGAATAGCTTTTTCTTGATTCAGCACCGCAGGAGCGCTAATCAAAATGGACATGTCTTCGGGTTCTTGCATCAAAGCATCCCGCATGGCGGTGACTTCGGCTTCGCGTTCACGCAAATCGTCCACTTGTTTTTGCCACGCAGCTTGCGCTTCTGTAGCTGCGGCAATGTCGGTCTGCATTTCTCGGTCAAACTCGTTTGAAACGGCCACAGTTTTTTGCAATTTTTTCAAGTTGCGTTCGTATGTGTTTTTTGCCGTTTCAACTTTGTTTTTTAACGTGGGCGCAGCTTTGCCAAAACCTTGCAATGCAGCCAAGTTGTCTTTGCGTTGTTTTTCAATTGCGTCGCGCAGCCCTTGAATGTTTTTAGAGTCCAACATTTTTTGGAAGTTAGACGGGGTAGCGCGTTGCGTTTGCACTTCGGCTTCGGGGCCAGCTTCGGGGAACAATTCGCGTTGAGGCTGGGCGCTGGTGCGTTGCAACTCTTCTGGGGTAGCACCGGGACGGGTCGCGCTGCGGCCTGCAACCTCATGCGCTTTCAGCATTTCGCCCAAGTCCCGCACAGCAAACTCATCAGGCAAGTTGCCTTCAACAACACGCTGCGCTTGTTCAGCGGCAAGCTTCACAAACTCTGGATCATTGTTGGTTTCTAAGCCGTCACGCAGTTGTTCAAGAAACTGTTTAGTAGTGGCATCAGTTTGTGCGCTGGCTTCTTTGCCTTTTTCTTGGCCAAACAACTTGGCCATGTCTGCCAACGACCCCACGCGAGCCGGAGCTTTTTCTGTAGTGGTTGGTACAGCGCGAGTACGGCCTTCACGCAGCGCCATCGTAATCATGTTGAGTGCGTGCTGCTTTGTATCGGTGGCCAGTCTAGGCTCGTTGCGCAAGGTCAACTCGTCAGGCGCGGCAATCCGAGGA